TTAATATTTTAGGGTATGTGTTAGAATATGAAATTTTTCCAAGTTTAGGGTATATGTTTATTTCCCCATAGCTGTTTTTATTTTCTAGCACTTCATATTCTGCTAACCCTGTTCTCTTTCCTATTAATCCAACTAGGTTTTTTGAATCGTTATAGAAAGGGCTATCGGCTAACGGAGGTTTAGCTCCAAAATCTCTAGCTAAAATCATTGGATCAGATTCACCAATATCTTCTGGTGAACTAAAATCAGGGTTGAATTCCCAAGTTGCATAATGAAATCCTAGCATAGAAGTATTACGTTTTGATTCACGAATCTTTCTAAGTAATATTCCATTTGCTTCTGCTGGACTAGACACATAACATTCTAACCCAGTTGGAACATTGAAACATCCCTTCTGTAATTTCTTTAACGATTTTCTTCTTACAGTAACAAGAGAGTTTCTTCCAGCGGCCATAACTTCTTTAGCAGACCCTCTTTTACTATCATCCTTAACATCCAAGTCATGCCAATCTAATTCATCCATATCAAAGTAAAAACGTGTTTTACCACGCAACGTCTTTTTATCAGGGGGTTCACACAACCATCCTAATTTTTTATGATTGAATTGTAAAAACGTAGTAGTATTTTTGTAAAGCTCAATACCGAGTTTCTTTCCATAGTAATCAAGTATTTCAAAGTATAGAGTGTACCAAGGAGAGGATAAATAACCTTTGAACGGGTCCCATAGATTTTTATACGCCTGACCTAAATTAACGGCAGTAAATGTCCCGTATAATGGAGCTGGAGGATTATGAAAATATTTGTAAGGTATTACTCGTTTACCTTTTTTATTAGTCATGGTATTAAAACGCATATTCTGATAATGAGCTAATAATCCACCAGATAGAATTGATTTTCCTGATCTTTGTCCTGCACATACAAAACAAGCATTCGGATAGTTAAACAATTCTTCTTTATATAAATCCAATCTAGTTCTTTTACATTTAGGACAAACTCCATTTCTCATAAACATTACGTTATCATAAATCCAACCTAATTTTTGATCGTAAAGATTATTTATTGCTTTTGGGTTTGAACAATGTGGACAAATATCTCCATGAAGAAGACTTCCTATTTGTATTTGTCTAGGTAGAATAGTTCCACTCAAGAATTTTTTACCTACAACTGCTTCTAAAAAGTTTGCAGGAATAGGTAAATCAGATTCATCAATACTGTCAAGAACGCTATCTGGAACTTGTTCAAACACTAACTCTTCAGCATATTGCTGAGGGTCAAATATTTTATTATCTTCTTTGCTTTCTTTCTGTTTGAAAAAATCAAATTCCATCTTATAGTCCTATTTTATATTGATATTATCTATGTATCCAGAGAAAACAAAATTTAGCATTTTAAGAGATGGATCATAAGGAACAAACCTTATGTTAACTGAACTGCATGTTTCTGCAATCTCTTTTATTTCATTTAGAATATTCTCTAAAGATCTTAATGCCCTAGGGTTAGAATCTAAAACTGAAACTACAACTACTCCAGATTTTTCTTCTTTTTCTATAGTTCTATCTCCGTGAGCTATAACTGAAAGTGGAGTTATTTCTCTTCCTTCTGATAGATTAAGTAATACTAATCCTTTATCCGAGAACATTGATAAAAAAGTACTATAATCAAAATCAGGTGTTGTGCAAAAACAAAGTACTGATGGAACACTATATGTGTCATCAGTGAATTCTACGTCTTTGGCAACTATTTTACTTTTGTCTTTTATTTTAATTTTCATTTTTAATCTCCTAAATTGGTACCTTCATGTAACCTGTTTCGTAATCTTGAATTAATGATGCTTGTAATGCTATTTGTGTTAAACTTCCAACCTGTCTCTTTTTTTCTACCTCAAATATTTTCCACTTTAATTCTTTTTCAAATTCGTAGAAAAAGTCATCAGTAGTGTAATTTGAAAATACTGCTGGATCTACAACTATAGACAATGAAGTAAAACTATTTTGAGACCCTCCATTGGGGTCAAACAAAGAAGAATTTTGTACTGGAGGAATATCGCCTTTTAATATGCCTTGTTGTTTGGATCTAGTTCTATACCTTAAATACAAATGTGAAAAACAGGGGCTAACAACTTCCAAATGATTCCTTGATAAGGTAATCTTAAATGTTATTTTTCTTATTCCAGAGGCTAATAAAGTTTCAATTTGTTTGTAATCTTTTACTTCAACGTATGATGTATCTTGTGTTCCGTATGGTTTAACATATGCAACTACATGAGATAGATTTGATGTTAGACCAGAATAACAATTGAAATAATCTACCTCTCCTATGTTGTACCCTATGTCTACATCACAAATAACAAATCCACTAAGGCTGTCATCGTTAAGACGAAACATAGGAGGTAGATTAATATTTGCAACATCTGGAAATACATTTACACATGCGCATAATCTTGAAGGGTCTACTACTTCTAATCTAGTTCCAAATTTTTCAAAACCACCTACTATTCCTTGACCAAAACAAATAGGGCAATCACCTTTAGGCTCTTGTGATACACCACGGAAACAACTACACCTTCTTCCATTTACCATTCTAGTATACAGATTAAATAAACGTACATCTATATCTAAGGCATTGGTCTGCATCTTTGCGGCACGGCGAGCAATGTCCTCGGCCATGTAATGTGCCTTCCAATCATAGTGGTCAGTTCTGCTTTGATCTGAAACTCTATCCGTATTTTCAACTTTTAAGCCCCAATTTTGCATTTTAGTATGACTTGAAATCATTGGTTTTACCTCTATTAATACTCACTTAATATGCTTATGTGGGAGAATTGCCAAAATTCTTGAAAACCTCAAAGTAGAGGTAAAAATGTAGGTTATTTATTGGTGTTTTTACATCTAATTTTTGTTTTCAGATTTTAAAACAGCATTTACTAAATCAGATAATAACGTCTTTTTAATATCTTGCTGATCTTCTACTATTTGAGTCAGCATTTGAATAACGCATTCCTTTTTTATAACAGAATCCTCGAACTCGTTAATTGCATCAAGAGCTCCAAGAGCAGAACTATCCATATTTCTAAAACTAGAAGATTCTTTTATATTTGATAATATCGAACTTGCTTTTTTCCATTTGAGTACAGCATCCTGTTTAGAAGAAGCCTCTAGTATAACCCCAAAGAGTTTATATTTTTGCATATTCTATATTCCTTAATGTATTATTTATTGTGAATCCAATCTTCTGTATATTCAGTTTCTTCATCAGTTTCTTCGTCATCGTCGGATTCCATATCTATTACGTCTGAAAAAGATTCATGCGATGGGAATAGACAACCTTCTCCTTCTTCAAAATCAAATAGTCCTAGAGTGCCGTCCTCATCTGAGGCAATAGCATAATCTTCTTTTTTCTCAATGTTGTAATCCTCGGCAGCCTTACACCACTCTTCATAGTTTGTAAAGTATTCGGCACCCTCTTCATTATGAACAACTAAACTCAATTTAGTTTCAAACGAAGCTGTAGCTTTATCTTCACTAGACTCATTCTCGTTTTCATCTTCTTCATCTTCTTTAAGACTCATTATGTCTTCTGCAATAACTTTCTTTTCTTTGTTAAGATTTGAAATTGCTCTTTCTATGCTACGAACATCTTTACCAGCCTCTTTAGCAAAGTAGGATAACGTAGTTAAATTTTCCATCAACACTCTAAACCCAGTAAGACAATTCTTTTGTGCATCCAAATAATCAATCTTAGCCTTTGTTTTTATTTCTTCCCTAAGACTAAGAAGCTGTTTTAGAATTGGTGATTGATCTTCCTTAGAATCCGCCGTTACTAACGCTTCTAAACTTCTTATTCTTTTGTTTATAACTTCAAGATTTCCCATTTTTATAATCTCCATATTAAATTAAATTTTGAAGGTCGATTGCCGTGTAAACCGTTCCAGTATTTTCATTCTTTACGGTTATCGTTCCATTTCTAACTTCGTTAATTATTGCAGTGTATGCTTCACTATGTGATAAAAATAAAACTAATTCATCATAGGTAAGCCACATACCATCATTAACGTTCGCCCATACAGGGGAGCTAGAACATAAAATATTATGCCTATTTAAAACTTGTTGGTTGTGCTTTTTATAAAAACCAGCATTGTATGCATTTACTGCGTTTTCAAAACCTGTGGAGTAAG